TAACAGTGTTTATATATGGAAAATTTTCCTCCCAACAGCGTTGATACAATGTCACTCTAGGGTTTCGCCTTGCTGCTTTTGAGCGTGCAGGTAGGCTTGATATTCTTCACACTTAACATTTAGGGCACAATTCCCACATGCTGCCATGTAACTCACCCTCTTGCCTGCATACGGGCCGCCCGTAGGACATACAGTGTACTGGGCGCTTGGAGGCGGCTGTTTTCCCTCGAGTGGCAACGAGGGCTTGTCCTCCAGGGCCTTGTTGAGCCTCTCTATAAACTCGGGGTGCTTTGCCGAGATGTTCTTGCACTTCGCATAAATAAAGTCCTGAACTGGCTGTGGCCAAGTTGCCATGACGTGCTCAAAGGTGTCAAAGAATGTCGTGAGGCCCCTTTCGTGAAGTCTCCAGAACATATCGGCATTGTAGCCACCAGTAGCCTCAGAGAGGGCCTGGGCGACGGCAGGATCAATGCCGCCAGAGATGTCGACCCCCTGTTTTTGGGTTGCATCGGCTTCGGGGGGGGATGGTGGGGGCTCCTGCAGGCTCAACCATGCCTCATATTTCTCTTGTGTCTTCTCCCAAAAATCAAGCATGGCCGTGAGTCCAGCCAAATTCACGTCCTTTAATGGGTTGCCAATGCATTCCTCAAACCGATATTGAGGTATGCCGTTGGTGTTGAGCTTATTTTGCAATCTGGCTATTTGCTGTTTTTTGCCGAGTTCAGCACTCTGGGCCATAGGGCTATCAGCGGGGGGCTTGTCAGGGGTCTTTTTTTTGTCGGTTTGACCGTTGGGCTCAGGATCTTCAGGATGATCCTGTGTGAAAATATCAGAAGTGGCGGTTGCTGTTAATACAGCATCAATATGACTCCTTTTCTTGCCGACTTTCAATACAGTATTATAATAATCTGCGGGATTGTCATATTCTACCTTCCCTTCCACTTTAGCGATTTCCCACTGATCGGTCTCAGGATTTTTCTTCGCTTTAAACCCCTTTCCACCTAACAAGGCGGTACTTCGACCTTTCCAATATGCCGATGGTACAGGTTTTCCGGTAAACACAATATTGTCCCGATACCGATACCTAGCCTCCATCGTTGTGCATGAACCTACGCCCTGAGCAAAAACCTGGCCAGTCGGTAAATGTTTCAAAGTGCAAACAACCTCGTATTCACGGTGACCATTAGGCAAGTCAGTCCGTTTTATTTCGTAAGCCGGAGCTAATCGGAAAGTAACTGATAATATTTCAGCGCCAGGCTTATACAGTGATGGTTTTGGGCATCCAGGAATAGTTCCATAATGAACGTCTTTTTTTAAGACACGTTCCATGATGTCCTGGATTTGAGCTACTTGCTTTACAACAGCATCTACGCTCATGGCATAGTCCGAAATATCCACCACGTCATACGTTGGCCTTACTACCTCTAACGCCCTTTCTTCTTTCATAATACAATCCCTCCTTTCACGATATCCACAACCCAAGCTTCGATTCTTTCAAACAATCTACAAAGATTCGCTACGTCACTTTCGCAATATTTTTGTATCTTATCGTATTCCTTTGCCTGCCACATCGAATAGACCATAGAGCCATCCACCCCATCGGGCTTACCCTCAAAACCGAATAGCTTCAGGTAAAAATCGAAGGACTTCCATTTTGTTTTATCCCAGGAAGCAAGCCACTGCATTAAATCGTAGTGATGGTTGTTTGTATATTTTTTTGTCAAATCATCATACATAGAAGAAGACATCGGTACATCTAAAATCATAGCACGATGACGCAAAACTGGCAAGTCAAAACCAATACCATTATAGGATACCACAGGGATACGATTACTGTGGGATTGATTTAAAAATTGGCACGCCTCATAAATAACATCATATTCCCCATCTATCGGGGGCCACTGAATACTTGTTTTTGCCTTAATTTCTTTTTTCTGGGTGTCATATAGCACTCCACAAAACGTGCATACCTGACATAGCGCAGGATCAAGCGACATTTTTTTATCAAGCCCTTCGTTAAACTTCTTTCGCTCTGCCGCAATCTTTGCTCCTGCCTTTTCCGATCCCATATTGCCGGTTTTGACATCGCTTTCGTCAAATTGTGGCAGACAGCCTTCTGATAATGACTGTGAAGGTATTGTTTCACAATCTAGCGCAGCTATCAACATAACCAACCTCCTCTTCCCCCTCCTCCGCTTCCAGCATTTCCTCCAACTTGCGGTGTTGTGAGCTAGTTAGCCCGTCCATCGTATGCACAGGACACCCACAAATTGGGCAATACCGTCCGTGACTTGACAACATTAGATGGCCGTTCACGCAGGCGAATTCACTCATGTCAATTCCGCTCCCTTCTTTTTATCATCATAGCTCTCGACAATCCGCATTTTCTTTGGAAAATTCAGCGGTGTATGTAGTCCACGTTCTATAAAGTCTCTGTCCAGTTAAATCTCTAAGTCTTCCCCTCATTCTAATTCTTCTCCATTTTGTTTCTTCTCATAAGAATCTATTATCCGACATTCCTTGAGTAAAATGCAGTTTTTTCCTTTTATCTTTTTCGTGTCCACGTATTCTGCGGCAACCTGATAACCCTGCTTTACCAGGTCCTGAAACAATTCGTTTCGATTCTTTTCGTCAAGGTCCTGAGATCCGGGAATCCAAACATAATCAAGCTTTTGATCTTTTTTCTCCATGATCTTAGCTGCAAGCTTGGCTGTGTATTTTAGCAATTCACCCGTTGAAAAATAAGGATCGCAAAAAGGCTTCCCGTTAAGCCTAAACTCGCCAGCCTCAATTGTGATGTTGGAGAAAGGCAATTTCTGATCATGGAGGTATTGAGCAAGGCGCGCGTCCAGGTCCTGGATTTTAGAGGTCTCGGCATCGTAACTGGCTTGCCCTGATTCGTAAGCTTGTTGATCTATTAGGCTTTGTTTGTAGGCCCTAGCTTTGGTGTTGATCTCTTCAGCTCCTTGTATCTTTTCGTCAATTATAGTTGTATCCTGAGATAGTGGTGGGATCTGCGTGTTGTCAATGTCGTTATTGATTTGGTTAAGCGCAATCCTTGCGTTTTCTATCTCTTTTTTTAATGTTTGTATTATTTCCTCGGCTTTCTGTTTTTCTTCCACCATATCTTGATATTCAACTCGGATTGTGTTGACTTCAATGTTATACTTTTCTATTTGTTTCCGTTCTTGCAGTAAATCTGCAACAGAAATCTCTTCAACCTGCTCGGTTCCCATGCTTGATTCAGCAACACCTTTGAGTGACTTAACTTTCACTCCAATATCATGCCGGATCTGCATTAGTTCTTTTCGTTCTTGCTCAAATACACTGGTATCTATTCCCAGGGCCACGGCCTGTTCCTTGCTGGATATGCGGGAAAACTTGCGAAGGTCAAAAAAGATAGAACTGAAGATACTGCTCAGGAATTCCTGACCACGTACAATCCCGTCACTGCTTACAATCTTCAATTGCGTTTTGTCCTTGAGAAGCTTCCGGGTGGCTAAATGCGTTACGCCTTCAGTTTCATCAATGATTTCAATTTCCCCCTTGGCACTGGGTCCAGCAGGTCCAATAAATCTGTAGCGCTCTGCTATCAATCCGTCACCCCGTTGAGCGAGGCCCTCCATTACAAACCAGACAAGTTCTAGGCCAATGGTAGTTTTGCCGCTCTTGTTGGTGCCTATAAATATGGTCAATTCTGGATTTACATTTACGGATACCTCAGTCACCTTGCCAAAGTTCTTGCCAAAAATTTTGCCGATCTTCATGGTGCTACCTCCTTTTCTGTAGTTATGTTTGCGTCCTCCATGTATCGGTGGATCTGGTCCATAGCTACCTCAATCGCCTCGTCTAGATCCCTGTCCGTGCAGGTCATGACGAGGCTACCACACACAATGCTTGTGGCCCGACCCACATACGATGGGGGCAGAGACCGGATAAAATCACGCAGCTTGATTCGGTTGGCTTCGTTCATGAACTTCCTCCTTCCCGTTGTTAGCCGATGTCAATTGAGGCGTCATTGTTCACGTGCCTGCATTCTGGGCAAAAGTGGATGTTCACGTAGATTGGGTCGGTCGTAAAGCCATCGGTAAACGTGCCATCATAACCACAATCCTCAATTTTGCCATTTTCGTAGGGTTCTTGGTCAGGAAAAAACTCCACTATTTCACCACTAGCCAATATGGTTTTATGGCCACACTTTTCGCAAGGTATCATCCTCTTTCCTCCGTCCTCACCACTTGGATAAACTCCGAGTTTACCCACCCCTCACCCAATTCATCCCAGATAACTTCCCATCCGCAAAAGCCGTGCAGGGCTCGTTCCTTAATTAATACGCCAAACTGCTTTACGTCCAAGAACTCATTGCCAGGAGAGTGGGCAACCCTATCACCCGGTGAGGCATCCGTCATGGATACGGAATTTGCCAAGCGGATATTGCCGTCCGCAAATTTTGTGTATGCGAGTTTCAACTTTTCACCGAAAAATCCGGGGTATGCTCCAGCCTGATGACGATTTGGCCTTCGCCGTTGCGGCCTGAAAAAGGAGTCTGAACAGCCGTTCCCCCAAACGCCCTGGTACCCTCAGGCCACAGCGCCTGGGGAGGGATATGCCACGGCGATCTGCTTTGCCTCTTCTCCTGCCTCCTCCCAACGGAGGCACCATTCTCTATACTTGCATTGAAATTGATCGCAATAATCCGTGGCTTTGCCAAAACAGTCAAAGTTGCCTTCCCTCAACTGTTTCCTGTGAATGATTGGAGAGATGACCTCTCTAAAGCAGGGATCGCACAGTGATGATGTAAATTCGTCGGGGCCCCAGGAAACCAAGGACTCTTTTTCCCACTCTTTTCCGCACTTTATGCACTTTACACGCAATTTTTTCATATCATCCAACTCCGATCCTTTTTTCTCAAGTTCGAATTGCTCTCCTATTCCCATGGTTCCTCCATTCGCACATTGCCTCCCGGCTTTTCCAAGACATATTCATAATCGCAAACAGCCAGGATAACCCACGGCGCAGGTTGCGTGTAAAACTCGCCTACTGCGGGCTCAAGGCTTGTCGGCTTGAGCAGGACCGTGCAAACTATCGCTACCGCGATTATTGGGATTTTTAGCAGCAGGTGCATTTTCTTCATCGAAATCCATTGCCGCTGAGGTTATTAAGGGAATAACGCATTTTACCAAGTGCGCCACTTGATTTTCTGCGAAAAAAACATCGGTGTCGATATGAAATTTGGCCTGGCTTCGAGCGATACCGTTACCGCTCTGGTCACCCTGCCTTTCAATGACAACCGCAATTTGTATAACTGCTTTCATTTCACGGACCCCCAAAATCTGTTGGAGGGAGTAGGATTTGAACCTACAACGGCTTTCTTCGTTTTTTACTCGGAACATCCGAGGTGGTTAAGCGCCATAGCTCTTGCGGGCGAATCGCCACGGACCAAGTTCTATTATTTCTGCCGAGACCACTTCATTAAGGCGCTACGTCTCCCGTCATGACAAGCTCTGTCTCTTTCAACAGCTTCGTGATACTCTTTGTGCTTGCCTGCTTTCCGCCATCCCTCCAAAAATTGATTGCATGTTTGGCCTTATTGCACAGGCAAAGTCGTTTGTCAAGGAAATTCGACAAACTATTTTTCGTTTTTTTCTTGACAGGGATATTTGTCAGGTGGTATATGGGCTGGCATGGTTATTTGGTTAAAAGAATGTGAAATTTGTGATGCTGGTCTTTGTGTTCGCATGGATGCCCTAAAAAGTGAAGGTAGAACACAACGCGAAGCTGCTCGCATTATGGAAGGTCAACTACCCACAGCTAAAGCATTGGGTCTCCTTGCCTGAATTTTGATGATAAGATCGAAATATTACAACAAGCTTCTTTATTATGAACCAACTCGAACGCTACCTTAAAAAGCACAAGTTCTCTGTATCTGCCCTGGCTGATTTGTGCGGTACGTCACGGCAACGAATTCAGTATCATATCAACAGAGGGACTAGGTACGTGCCTGCCCCCTTGGCGCTCTTGTTGGAGAAAGGGACCCGTGGGGAAATTAGCGCGGTTAAGTTGATGCTAGGGAAATGACGGGCCAGCCCCAACCCCTTAGCCCACGACGCGAATCTGTATTCGCGCCCTTCAGCTCAAGCACGGCAAGCCGTCAGCTAAAGCAGACAGTCTCCTTGCCTGAATTGTGATGAACCCGCTAATGCCCCAGGTGCAAGATTGAGCGGGCAAAAATAGAGAAAGGATCGGAAAAATGAAACCAGGTAAATTTGTCGTTAGATTCCCAAAGTGCCAGAGCCACGGCCACCACCTATCGCATTTCGGCCAAGAGCTCTATAATCGGCTGGATAATGAATTCCCGCTGCCAAAACAGTACTCAGAAATTGAGCGTCGGTGCAGCCTTTTATCGTTCCGGTCTGACAAGGTGGTTTGGAGCGTGGAATACACAGAGAGAAAAGTATGATTAAGGGGGGCACAGGGTTTGTGAAACATGCTCGCAGGAAAGCCACAAGGCAAAATGGACGTCCTGAAAACTTCAAACCCCTCCCTAAGAAAATAGGGGGGTGCCCCCTAAAAACTTAGGGGGCCTCTTGTGCTATTAAATATCTTAATACCCCACATATTGTGGAATTTGATAATTTGAGAGAGAGGGACCCCCCTATAAATTTAGGGAGTACTACGTATACTCAGAGGGGGGGGGTACCAGAATGTAATAATACCGGGAAAAAGCCTTATTTGCGCTAAAACAGGGATTAAGTCCCAGGGCCTCAGTCTCGGAGCCTCTGAATTTTTTTGTTGACAAAGGGGAGGGGCCTGGATATGCTTTGTGGGGATGTATGCAAACGTTACGACCTGTAAATTCGCAAATTCCAAAAAGCGTTCTGGATACTGAAGGCGGCAACGTCTCGGGGGCTCGTAACGGCCTGCATATTCCAGAGCGCTTTTTGTTTTTTGGGGAACGACCATGGGAAAAAATCCAGCCGAAAAATTGCCAATAAACAGGGAAGCTGAAAAAGCTTTATTGGGCTCGTTGATTTTAGATTCGAGTGGAGTTTTTGGCCTAGACTTAGAACCGGCCGATTTCGGAGATACACGTAATCGTAATATTTACCAAGCTATTATAGCCCTTCTTACCAACAACGAAACTCCTTCCTATGTGTCCATCTTACAATACTACAAAGACCATTTTGAACAGAGGAATGGAACTGCAGCCTATATTTCAAACCTAACAGATGATTTTGTGTCTATTGACATACCTAGGGATGCAGCGTTAATTCAAGAAATTGCTCGACAAAGGCAATTGCGCATGTTCCTAGGGCGTACTCTTGATGAAAAATGGGATAATGCTGGAAAAATATCTGTAAAAATTCAGGCAGAAATCCTAAAGCAACAAATTCAAGAAAAAAAATCATCAATTATTCAAAAAGTTGCATTCCGCCTAAGTGAACAAATCAATATTAATAAAATTGCTGGAGAAATTGGGTGCTCTACTGGGTGGGGATTTTTAGACCGAGCCATAGGAGGGTTTGTTCGTACCCATCTTTGGATTATAGGTGCGTATACTTCTATTGGCAAAACAGCTTTTATGACACAGCTTGTTGTTAATGCTCTTCAGCAAAAACCTAACATAAAAATTGCCATATTCAGTACTGAAATGAGTTCTGAGGGTGTCCTTCTTCGTTTAATTGCTAACAGGGCAAAAATACCAACTATGGCAATCCTGGGTGGTAATTCGATTCCTGAAATTCAGCATCGAATTGATGAGGCCTTTAATTATTTTCACACGAAAAACATTTGGCTTTTTGATGACATTTACGCTTTTGAGAAAGTCTTTTTGCAGTGCAAACAGCTTAAAATAACACAGAATCTTGATTTAGTGTTTGTTGACTTTTTACAAAACATGGAAGGGCGAGGCACAATTTATGATCGGATGTCTGTTCTTCCGGTTCGATTGCAAAAAATGGCAAAAGATTTAGATATTTGTCTTACGGCGATGTCTCAAATATCAAATGAAGCAGCCCGCGCTGATTCTAAAATTATAACCTTCAAGGGTGCAGGCGAGATTGCGGCGGCCTGTGATTTAGGGTTATGGCTTGATAGGGATAAAAAAGACCCCGAAATCCTTTTTTGCTCTATCCGCAAGAACAGACATGGCGCCACAGGAAAAAATATATTTAGATTTACGAATAATTTCACAAGCATTGAGTAAATTCGGAAGGCCACCTCTTTGTATGTCAAAACTTGCTGGTCACTGGGTTGCAAAACGAGTTGGAATTGTCGAGCACTACAAAAACATGACACTTGGCGAAATTGTTCTTTTTGACGTTTATTTGTTATTAGCCAACAAAGAGACTTGGGAATGTTGGATACAAATCGATGAATTAGTGAAAATAATTCCTATGTGTCGAAGAACAATTATGTACTCAAAACGGCATTTATTAAAACGTGGTTGGATTAGAAAAATCGGAAAATCTGGTATTTGGATCGCTAAATTATTTAGATATGACGAACACAAAGAAGGCTCTAAAGTGCAAAATGAACCCCGTAAAGTGCAAAATGAACCCCGTAAAGTGCAAAATAACACCCTAGTATATAAGAAGAAGAAAAGAACCTATGTCGGAACTTCTGACGAAGTCCGACTGAGTGAATCTTTGTTCTCTTTAATTTTAGAGCGAGATCCAAAAGCCACAAAACCAAATATCCAATCCTGGGCTTTACACATAGATCGATTAATTCGTATCAACAAAAGAGACCCTGTTGAAATCGAAAAAGTAATTCGATGGTGTCAAGCTGATAATTTCTGGCACAGCAATATTATGTCGACTGCTAAACTTCGCGAAAAATATACGCAATTAAAATCTAAAATGGAGGCTAAACAACCAGATTCACAAAAACAGGGAGGGCCTCCAGCTCATTGGCTGGCCCTACCAGATATTGTTAAGTAAAAGGGGTGCTATGGAAACAATACGAGAGCGAATATTAAAAAAAATGAATATACCTCTTGGTGGGAGGGCCATGGCTATACCGCCTGGTGCACCGAGAAACAAAAAATTGGCGGATATGACCTGGGAAGAGAAGCTGGCACAAGTTGCTCAGAGCTGGCAAGATTTGGAATATGGAAAACTCTACCTTGAAGAGGTGGATAAAGAATTGGCAAAAAGCGGAAAGGAGGCGACACATGAAACCAAAATCGTTATTAAAACTGAGGAATCTCTTAAAAAAGAAGCAGGCCATCGCAGTGGAGATTAATAAGTTGGCCCACGAGCAACGCAAGTTGACAGAGGAAATTAGAGACCTGGAGAAGGCTCAAAAGAAAGAAGAGATGCTGGGAGGATGAAACGACGCAAGCTCACCCGAAAACTTAAGGTCCAGTTGCACAAACAATACGGCCCGGACTGGAAGGCGCGGTTAAACGGGAAAAAATTAGCGGTGGTGCGGGGTGTAAGGTGCCAGCACAAGAACGAGTACGGGCAATGTGCGAATACTGTGCATGGTGATGGAGATCGTTGTTTTTACCACAGAAAGGAGGTACTAAATGACCGCAGCAGGTAGGGTGTTACGGGTAGTCACGGCAATGTTAGTGGTGGGAATTGTATGTTTTGTGCTTGTGTGGGTGGCAGCGGCACAGGCCAGGGATGTCTCGCTGGTCTGGGATGCCAACGTTGAAGAGGACCTGGCGGGTTACCGGATGTTTTGCCGCCAGGTGGGCCAGGATTATAACTATGAGGTTCCGGCGTGGGAAGGCACGGCTACCACCTGTACCATAACCGTTGATGGCGTCAGGGACTATCAGTTCGTGGCCAGGGCCTATGACGTGGATGGTAATGAGAGTAATAATTCGAATGAGGTTCGGCTGAAGGTTCCGCCAGGGAAACCTTGCTTACTCCGATTCTTGCCCTAATATGAAACCAGCGGAGACAATGAAATGAAATGAAATGTTTAATTGCCATCGATCCTGAAATAAATAATCAGAAACAAAAAAATTCAGGTTTATGGGGTATTAAAATTTGTGAAACTTGTGATAAAGAATTTTCGTTTTACAAATGTCAAAGAAAGAATCCAAGCTGGGCATTGAATAATTTACAACCACTTTGGGCTAAAGAAAATCTTTCAAAGGGAGGTATAAATAGAAAAAAATGTCATTAATAATAGCTATAGATCCCGGTCAATCGGGTGGAATCGCGTATGGAAATCGAGATTGGGTTAAAGCAGAAAAAATGCCTGGGACCCCGAGAGACATCTGTGATTTTTTGGAAAACCTGCAAGCCGAACGCGGGGGGGGTCTATTCTGCTATATCGAAAACGTCGGACAATATAGGACCGGAAACTCCGGACCTGCCGCGGTGAAGTTTGCGGAGCATTGCGGCTGCCTGAAGGGTCTTTTAATTGCGCTTAGGATACCGCACGACAAAGCACCTCCCTCAAAATGGCAGCACTATTTTATCGGAAAGCCAGACTATCCCAAAATTCCCAAGGAAATTCAGGGGAAAGAAAGAAAGAAAATACTGGCGAAGAGAAAGCAGGAGCGGAAAAACAAGATCAAGGCAAAAGCACAGGGATTATATCCTGATCTGAAAATTACTCTCGCCACATCCGATGCTCTTGGAATTTTTACGTGGGGAATAGAGCAAAACAGGTGATTCTGAAGCCAAAGAGATAGGCTGGGGCCATTAATGTGGTTATGTATGGCCCCAGCTATAGGTTAAACCGTAAAGCATTGTGATTATTCGCTTGACAATGCGTGTCTAGACGTGGCAGGCTCATGGCTATGCCAAAAGGACAAAAAAATGAGTTGACAGCAAAACAAGAAGCAGCCTGCCGGGCGCTGATGAAATTGAGGGATAAATCGGCGGCCTACCGGGCTGTTTATAGCACTAAAAACATGAAGCCCGAGGTGGTTAATATTCGGGCTTTTGAGTTGTTTGAAAAAGGTAAGATGAAGGTAAGAATGGCAGGGCTCCGGGCTAAAGCCGCGAAACGAAACGATATTTCAGTGGATCGCATCCTCCAGGAAGAGAAGTGTCTGGCATTTTATGACCTGGTTGGCATTTTTGAATTTGACGGCACGATGAGGAATATCCATGACATTCCAGAGGCCCTTAGGCGGTGTATATGTGGTGTCCAGGTTGATGAAATTTTCGGGCGTGAGCACAAGACGGTAAAGACAAAAATTAAATTGGCGGACAAAGGAAAATCGCTGGAGCGGATTTCGAAGCATTTGGGAATGTACGAGAGGGACAACCGCCAAAAGGGTCAGGGTATTATTGAGGCATTTTTTGAGGCAATAGATGGTAAAAGCCGAGACATTCCTGCGAGTCGAGATTATTGAGCGTTGGTCTGATCAATTGTGGCGACTGAATAATATCTATTGGATCAAACCAGCAGATGGACCGCGTATTCTGTTTAATATGAAACCAATTCAATATGATCTGTACAACGAAATGTGGTGGATGAACATTATATTGAAGTCACGCAAGCATGGTTGTACCACATTTTTCGACCTTTTTGCTTTAGATTCTTGTTTGTTCAACTCTGACACCCGGGCGGGTATCGTCGCCCACACACTGACCGATGTCAACGAAATATTTGCAGAAAAAGTTAAGTTTCCATACGACTGCCTTCCTGATGGCCTAAAAACCGTCGTTCCCGCCACAACAGATAGAGCCAATAAGCTCAGTTTTGCCAATGGCTCTACTATCCGGGTGGCTACTTCTATCCGGTCCGGTGATGTCAATATTCTTCACGTTTCAGAGTTCGGGAAAATTTGTGCCAAGTACCCCGAGAAGGCCAAGGAGATCGTAACCGGCTGTTTCGAAGCGCAACAGGTAGGCCAAATTACGTTCGTTGAGTCTACTGCGGAGGGTCAGGAGGGATATTTTTGTGATTACTGTAAAACTGCCCAGGACATGAAGCGCTCAGGCAGACAACTGTCAAAACTGGATTTTAAGTTTTTCTTTTTCGCATGGATGCAGAAACCAGAGAATGTTTTAGATCCAAAAGGGGTTGCCATAACATTTAGGGATCGGCAATATTTCAAGAAGGTTGAAGCCGAAATCGGTTACAAACTGAGCCCTGAACAGAAAGCGTGGTATGTAAAAAAAGCCCAACTACTTGGAGACCTTATTAAACGTGAGCACCCTTCCACCCCGGAAGAAGCGTTTGAGGCGGCCATTGAGGGGGCGTACTACTCTGCTCAATTTATTAAAATCAGAGAGGAAGGGCGAATCTGTGCGGTTCCCCATCAGGAGGGTGTCCAGGTCGACACCTGGTGGGACCTCGGCATGTCTGACAGTACCAGCATTTGGTTTTCCCAGGACGTAGGCCGAGAAATCCACCTGGTTGACTATTACGAAAACTACGGGGAAGGACTCCTGCATTACGCTAAAGAACTTAACCAGAAGGCCCATGCAAAAGGTTGGCTGTACGGTCGACACGTAGCCCCTCATGACATTAAAGTACGAGAGTTGGGTCCCGGTATTAGTCGATTAGAGCAGGCACAGAAGCTGGTCGACCCATCTGATGGTAAGATTTACTCCATCCCGTTTGAGGTAGCACCCCGGATTGAGAGCGAAAAGGACGGCTGGGAAGCTGTGCGTAATATTTTGCCTCAGTGCTTCTTTGACGAAGAAAACACGACCGTAAAGGTCGGCAAACAGAGCGTCGGTTTGCCATCCCTGGAGGGTTACCGGAAAAAATGGGACGAAAAACTAGGATCATTTAGGGAACGACCCCTCCACAATTGGGCCAGCCATGGGGCTAAGGCGTTTGAGACTATGGCTATTAGTCATGACTATGTTAATCTGGCCTACCCGGAGTTTGGATGAACCTGAACCCAGAGATCTATTCCGATGATTATCGTCTATGCTGGAAACTACCTCGCAATAGTGGCCCACCCGTGATTAAGGTGTTATTCGACCGTCGTTGCGGATTTCAGTGGCCGACCGTGGAGAACCCCGGCTATTTTTGTATTCTTGGCCTACTGGATGAGCCCACCATGGACGGCAGGGTTCCCCGGATATTATTGGCCGAGGCCGAGAGCGTAGTCCAGGATCAATTCTTCGAGCAAATGTTAGCCCAATGTAAAAAGTGGGGTTGCAAGCGGTTGTTTGGGGATTTGTCAAACCGGTGGGCCGCTCACGAGGCGGCGTTATATGCATTTGGCCGCAAGCGGGGCGTCAGGGGCCTTGAGGTGCAAAACGCTGTTGAATTCGGTGATTTCGAGCAGGCCAGGCCGGTTATCCGCAAGTACGCCAAAAAGCACGAAGACGAAAAACAGGGTGCCTTAAGATGTAATTCCATAGCGTTTAAGTTCGCCGACACGATACAACAAAAGCAACTATCGACTATGACGCCTGCGGACTTTCAGGGGCACCCGGAGCAGCGTTTCTACGCGGTAGCTGCGTTAAATTATGTTTTAATGTCCTGGGAAATGTTCCCTTGGATAAAACCTTCAAGAGACGAACCATTTACTGGCGACGGGGAAGGGTATCGCTGATAAAGGAGGGATAAATCGTGATTCACAAAACAGTAATGGACACGGATGCGGACAGGTTTGTAAGCCCTACGGTTACGTTTGGTAATATGCCGGCGGCGAAAGTGAATGGCCTGATAATCCCGGAATTGGATGATGATGCTGACGTAACAATTGAGGTTGCGACACGGAACCATCGGTTTAATTATCCGGCTGTTCCCGGGGGCTATTTGGCCAACAACGTAGTGCTGGAATATTGTTTTGATGATGCGCTTGCCGCGAGTATTGTTGATAAAGTGCACGGGGTAACACTGGCTCCCGTGGGAAATCCTACCCTCCAGACCACGACAGCCACAGCGGGCCTAGGTAATGCAGCCTGTTTTGACGGGACTGGCGACACGTATGAGCTTGTGACTTCCGGTATCGCAGATGGCATATTGCCCACAACCGGGGATTTTAGCATTGAGATTGTCTGTAATTTGGATAACGTCAATAGCGGCGACGGGGATACGCTGATAGCGTGCCGGACCGGGGCTGACGGCATAGGCTGGCAGTTACAACTTGACGCCAATCAACACCTGGATTTCCATATTGAGGACACGGATCAGCAAGTAGCGTCCGTGGGTAGCGTAGATGTGGCGACCGGGGCTTATGTGCACCTGGTGCTGTCTGCGGACAGGGATGGTAATGCCGTGCTATACATTAACGGCACTGCCGATTCTACTACGGACATTTCAGCAGCTGAAAAAACTGTGTTGCCTGCGGCTGGGGCCAATAATCGGCTTGTTATAGGCGGCGATGCAGTAACCACTGCGGGAGACTGTCTTTATGGCGATGTGGCCTTTGTGCGTCTCTACAATAAGGCGTTGCCCGCTGCTGAAGCCCTGGAAAACTACAGGATTCTAATGGATAAGGGTTATCCGGGCTGGGTGCCTCTTCTGGACCCTGTTGATGGCACCGATTTGATAGCCTGCAAATCCGCCTCTGATCCCGGTTTTTTCGATTTAACAGAATACATGATGTTAAAGCCACTGGCATTCCGGGCTAGATGCAGTGTCGAGCAGACTACCACTGCAACGGATCTCGATTTTGCATGGGTATTTGAGTAATGCCTAACGAAGTGCAACTCATAGACGACCATAAACAGCCCGGTAGTTTATCCGGCCTAGCGGCGTATTGTCAGGATCTCTATCAGGAGTATTCCAACAGCCAATATCGTAAAGACAAGCTAGAAGAAATAAGCGAGGGCAGGAAAAGATACGCAGGCACGCGTGACCCCAAGAGCTTCCCCTGGGAGGGTTGCTCGAACAAATCTATGATGCTAACGGCTATTGCAGTGGATAACCTGGAGCCGAGGATTAAAGCTGGTCTGATAGCTGATGACGATTTTATTTTCCCGCAGCCCGTTGGCGCGGAGGACGTGCAGTACGTGGATGCCGTAAAAGAATTCATGCACTGGGCGCTACTCAACAACATGCACATCGAGGAATTAATCAGGCCATTTATTCACGATCTGTTATTGGATGGTACCAAAGACGTGATCCCGCTCTGGGAAGAAAAGCAAAGAATTAATTTTATCCGGGAAATGAAGCCTGTTTTTGTAGGCCCCGAGGGACAGCCAATAGAAATCCCGCCTGAATTCCAACAATTGCATCCTGAGCAATTAATGCAAATGGGCATACGACAAGCTGGCATGGCAGATGCGTTTTCAAAACGCGAGGAAAGCGATTTCAAGGTTGCCTTAGAGCTGATTGATCTCAACGATTCCTTTTTCCCGGATACCGGAGATGATTTTGAGGAACAGCCCTACCTTCGGTTTATTTATCCTACGCTATACGAACTGAAGGAATTATCGGGGGACAAGGGGCCATATAAGAATATCACTGACGATTTGGTAATAGACCCGGCTAGGCAAGGGGCCGAGAATCAAGACGAGGTCAAGCAGGACAAGGGCGTTAAGCATAGCGAATACACCAGGGAAGTGAAGCTCCTTGAGTGCTACGTAAAATGGCAAGGCGACTGGGTGATAGTTACGTTTGCCGTTGACTCAGCCTGGCAGGAAGTGCGCAGGCAACCTATTTCAGAGGTATATTGGCATAGCCGAAAACCGGTGCGACGATTTCGATTATTCAGCGAAACCAAAGAATCTATGGGGACTGGAATACCGAAAAAAGTCGAGCACTTCGCAACCGGAGTAGACGATCTTTACAACCAGATGGTGGATTCGGGCACTGTAGAAATCCTGAGCTATTTTTTCTATAACGAAACAGGAGGCTTTGAAAAAGTAAAGCTCAAGATTTTTCCGGGTGCCGGTATTCCAATACCAAAAGATTCTAACGTAACGTTCCCGAATCAATCCGGGGGGGTTAAAAGCCCGCAATTTATCTCGTTCATAAACCTGTTATTGGCCTTCTTCGAGAAAATGATTAACCTGAGCGATTACACGCTGGGCCGGGAAAGTGAGACCAGCGCAAAAGGCGGCCAAACCGCACGGGGTATGTCCATGATCATTCAGGAAGGCAATATTTCGCACAGCTATAGGGGTGAGACACTTCAGGATCAATTTAGTAAACTATTAACGGACATTTTAACCTTATACGCGCAATACCTGCCGCTTGATGCCAAAAAACGAGTATTTCAGGATAACAAATGGGTATTTCAGCCGATTGACGTAATGAGCCTGCAGGGTAATTACGACCTACGGCTGAAAGTGTCTGATGCGAGTGCTAATAAATCGCTCAATCGACGCGAAAAAATCGAACTCTTTAACGCTAATCGCGAAAATCCGGTTTCCAACCTGGTAAAATCCACAGAGGATCTCTATAAGGCGTTCGGCATTAAAGACACGCGGGAATATATTAAGCCGGAATTTGCGATGATCGTGCAGGCCATGAAAGAAAACCCTGAACTACCCCAGATCATACAGCAATATTTACAACAGAAACAACAGCAAGGCATGGATCAAGAGACCACCAAGCAGGCACAGCAAAATATCAGGCGACAAGCTATCCAGAGGGAAGTTGAAGCAAATGCAGGCGAGGAAAACCGCAAATTGCAAGATCAGGTCAGGGAAGGTCTCAAGAGGGGTCTCATTAAGGAAAAAATGTCTGTGGAGTTGGGTGTTACAGCTTTAAAGGAACGCGAAAAACTGGCAAAAGAGGTTGAGAAGGCGCAGGAAAAATTAGTTAAGGAACAAATTGCAAGCGCAATGAGAACAGGAACGAGAAGTTAAATAGAAAGGCTTTAGCATGGAGCTTCTAGTAGACCTACGAACGGTAATAGACGAAATCCTTGAGTACCACTTCGGGCAAATGAAAAATATCTGTACAGGGACAGACAGTTCTGCTACAAATAAGGCAGAGGCGGCCAGGGAGATAGTGGGAAGGCTGTCTACTTGCTTAGCCGAAAAAGAACAAGAGGCAATGCAAGAACAGCTAAACCGCAAATACAAGGCGGCCCTGGATGCACTGTTTTTCTATAAGAGGCTATGGACTAATGCAGAGATAACTAAAGGAGAATAACATGCCAGAAGAAATAATACCGTTGACCGAGTTTGACCTTGGCGCAGATGACGATAAGGATGTGCCGGGTGGGTTTAGCGACCCGAGCGATTTACCGCCTGAGCCGCCTGAGCAGGCTGAAGCAATTGAGACGCCTCCCGAAAAAAAGGAGGGCGAGCCCGGGCCAGAAGAGGATGACAAGGATAAGAAACCACCCGGGGATCTAGACGAAAAACCACCCGGGGATCTAGAGAAGAAGGCAGAGGAGGAACCTGAGCCCGGGCCAGAAGACTCTTTCAAGAAATTCAATGACCAAATTTTGCGGCAACAGACTCAGATTAGCGAGCTTATGTATACCGTTCGGGGTTTGCAGGGCGAACTCCGGGAGAGCCAAAAGTCAAAAATTGACGTAGCACCCAAAGAGCCGGACATCCCGGCCAAGATTGATACTGATGCAATTAATGCCCTCTGGGAGGATAATCCAACCGAAGCGGTCCGGCTTATCGCCGAGAACGAAGCCGGTAAAACACAGACTAAAATTAATGAAACCATGGAAACACAGCGCCTCGAACAGGCGAATAGCAGGGCGTTAGAAACGCAACAAGACAAAAGCTATGAAATAGCTGCAGGGCTAGCCCCAGAAATAGGGCAAGAAGGCAGCGATTTACGAAATCAAATGACTAAAATCTACTTTGATAAAGAAAATGGCCTATCAGAGAGACCGGATGGCCCCTTCCTGGCCACGTGCGCTGCAATGTACCTGACAGGGTACGTTCCCGCCCATATGAGAAAAGAAGCAGAAAATAAGGGCGAGAAAACAGGTGCGGAATTGGAAAGATCACGCCAGGAACGTGTGAACCAAGGCATTATGCACGGCGGGCGCAAGGATACCACCAAAAAAGCGATTGAGTTAACTCCTGAAGACAAGCAGTGGATTACGCGTATGGGCATAACAGAGGAAAGCTATAGGCAAGCCAAGGATCAATTAAATTTGAAATAGGAGGATCTTCTTATGGCAGGACCTGGACGACCAAGAAAGGAATCGCTTGAGCCCGAAAATCCCGTTCCGAAAGTATTGCTGACCCCCGAACAACAGCGCATTCAAGCCCTGGTTGACTCGGCTTCTAAGGAAGCGCCCGTCATTGAAGACATAAAAGAGCTGGGGGTTAAGCTGGAGATGGTGATTCCGCCAACCATCACAAAGACCAGGCCAGAGCATTCTTTTAAGTGGGCTGCGATTAACCAGTTAGAGCAGGATTTAACCAAGTTTGGCGGCATTTGGGAAATTGTTACCCAGGTCAACCACTCGTTTATTCCGCGTGGGTTATTCGGCATCAATGGCGCTATTACCTATATGGGCCAAAACATCTTGGTTTTTACCCGACGCAAGATTACCGACCAAATTAACGCTGCGACTATCCGTGATTTCAATCTCAAGGTGGAACGCGAGACGGACAAGCTATCTCAGCAATATCACACGGGCGGGGGTAAAGCCGTGGTGAATGTCGAGCGGGTTGATGATCCCGGGGACGGAGGTAGCGGCACGGTAGATCTGACGGGGGCCACAAAAACGTCAGATGGCGATACAATTCCCGAGGACAAGTATGATTTTCCCGACACGGGTTCGGATGCGTCCGCGGGAGTTTAATTTTTTTAACCCTTAACAGTTTCAAAGGAGGTGAACGACATGGCAAATGATGACAGACACGGTGGCTTGATACCGATCAATGCTACGGGTAGCGACATGAAGCTGCGCCCGTATACGATTACTGACACCTACGGAACCGCGCTGTTTATCGGGGACGCTATCAAAAAAGTAGCAGGCGGTACGGTCGAAAGATCGGCGGCAGGCGAACAATCGTGTGGCGCGGCCGTTGCTTTCGAGAAGACCACTGCGAGCGATAGAGGCCCAAAACATTATTTCCCTGCTTCATCCACAGGAACCTGGAAAGTCTTAGTAGCCGATGATCCGGATCAGGAGTTTGAGATCACGGAGGATGGTGACACTAGCGATGTGGCTCTGGCTGATCGTGGCGCTGGCTTCGACCTGATTTATACGGATTCCGGTGACACTACTACAGGCCGGAGCGGTATGGAGCTGGATTCCAGTTCTACGGGGCACGGCGCAACCAGCCAGGTGGTAGTGATTGACAAGGTTGATGCTGTAGACAACGCCCTGGGTGATTGGTGTCGCTGGATTGTGAAGATCGCAAACCATCAAAACGGACCATTTGCGGTAGCAGCTCAGGTCTAAGAAACACTAAAGGAGGTGAATCGACAATGGCAACTGAAACACGCGCACGGTTTAACAACTACATAGCACCTGGGTTGTTCGCCGTTGCAAAGGAGAATTTCAAGCGGTATCCCGAAACCTGGAAAGAGTTTTACGCAATGCGTACCTCAAAGCGTGCGTATGAGGAGAGCGGGTACGTTTCCGGGTTCGGCTACTTGATCAAGAAACCGGAGAGCGCAAAAGTTACGTACGATAGCCGTATCCAGGGGCCGGTGAAAAGGTGGTATCATGACACCTGGGCACTGGCTTGCCGGGTCTCGCAAGAAGCAATCGAGGACGTGCTGTACGGTATTATGCGCACGGCCATGAAGGACCTCGGTGTATCCGCGGCAGCAACCCGTCACCTGCTTGCAATCCGCATGATCATGAACATGACCAATACCACTTATCATGCGGCAGGGGACGCGTTTTGCATTGCCAGCGCTAGCCATGTCAAATTAGGTGGAGGTACATGGAGCAATGTCGGAAGCGCGGCAGATCCCACGGAGGCATCTTTGACCGCCGCAGTCAAGAACTTTGAGGCGATTGAGGACCACCGTGGCAAAAAGTACGACCAGAAAGCTAGGGCGGTATGGTGCGGGCCTGCCTGGGAGTTTACGTTCGAGAAGTTGCTTCGAAGCACGCTTGAGCCTGAAACGCCCAACAATGCAGTGAACGCGGTGCGACGCAGACGGAAACTGAGCATGATTGTAGATCCGGAGATTACGGATAATCGATGGGGTCTGTTGGGCCGCAAAGACGAGGATGTTGGCTTAATCTGGTTTGATCGGATTAAGCCTACACTGTCCAGGCACGGCGATCCCGACACGGGCGATGCGAAGTTCATTATTCGTATGCGGTGCAGCAACGAGGCGAACGATCCTAGGCAATTTTACGGGATTCCGCCCTTTTCATAGACATATCAATGGGTTAGGTTAATTCCACAACTTTAACGGCTGGTTCCAGGTGGAGTTACCAGCTTAACACTACAGGAGGGTATTATTATGGCACGACCATTTACAAACGTATTGCAATTTGTGTACGCCTTGCCCCGGTTTTATGGCGGGCGCATCTTTTTCGTGGACAGTACCTATGGTAGCAATGCCTACCAGGGCAATCTGCCCCACCAACCATTGAGATCCATCACGTATGCGCTAACCAAGTGTGTAGACGACGAAGATGATCTCATCATTGTGCTGAATGGCTACAACAACACCAACACAGACACGGAGACTAATGGAGACGATACGCCGATTGATTTGAATAAGAACAGCGTAACGATCCTTTTCCAGGGCCGCAACAACATAGTTCGAGCTATTGGTGCCAACGATAGCATTTTCAAGATGAATGCTACACAAGTTACTCTTGGTGTAATGGAAGGTAGTCAGATCCAAGTTGCGAGCTGTGAGACAGGCAGCACCACCGCCACTATTGTAGAATTTGCGGCGCTGGCTGCTGACTGTGAGGTGTTTGGCATGCAATCAAACGTAGCGGCGGGGCTTGATGGCTATGACGAATTCTTCACTCTAGCTGCGACCTCCCATCGACCTAACATCCATCACAACCGGCTGGTAGGCGACGGTACGGACAGCGATGAATATGTCGTATCAACAGGTGCCGTGGCCGGGATAAGAATTGAGCATAACGAATTTTACGGGGCCATTGCCAGCGGCATTGATTTATCTAATGCTGCGGTTACCCATGTTGTAATCAAACATAACTTTATCGAGGTCGCGGCCAGCATGAATGCGGTAAAGGGTCACGCCAGCGCAACTGGCCTTGTAGCACATAACTTTGCGGACATGGCCGCCGCTTCGATGATTACAAACGCTTTTGTTGGGGCGAAGCTGAATTTCTTCGAAAACTATGCCAAGGATGATGAGGACAAGAGTGGTCTGCTTGATCCGACAGTTGCGGCCTAACCCTTTGAGTAACTATTTGAGCAACTACCCCCAGAAAGTGCTTTGGGGGTAGTTATTATCAAAAAGCTTATGTATCGAAAACAAGATTTCGACATTTCCCGGTATGTCTATAAAACGCTTGAGCCATGGATTCAGGACGGTAGGCTTATTTTACGGCCTGGCAAAAAGCGCATGGGTTTAATCGGGACCGTGCCGAAAGACACCTATTATGTATTCACCGGTCCATACGAGGGCCTGCATAGATGTCATTATGATTACGATATCTTATTTATGCGTTTCAATATGGTGCCCAGTTACTGTCAGCAACATTGCTGGAAAGTTGTGGCTAAGTTTCGGAACGTGGCGGAGATGTATAAATGCTGGACCATGATGGACAGGCTAAAGATCGCCGGGAAAGTGGGATTCGATCCCAGGTCATACACCCGTGGCTGCTACGTGGCGTTTTGCTATTGCACCAACAAAAAGGAAGGTCAGGAGCGCAAGCTGCAAATAATTAATCTGATCCAGCAAAACATTTCGGGTCAGCCTGACGTCATTCTGAAACGCGGCTGTACGGAGATGGAGAACAAGCACGGTCCGTCAGATAAGTGGAGCGTAACGGATTATCAAGCGGAGGTCGAGGCTGAGGTTAAAAGGCTGATCGATCCTGCGGATTGGCAGGATATTGACCAGGTGGATTGGCTGATTGATCAGCGCGTGCGTGGTTGGATAGAGCAGGCGCATAGCATTAGCGACGATACCTGGAAGGCCGTGTATGCTGACTATTTCAGCGGCAAAGCGGAAGAAAACATATTACTTTTTCCGCAACCACTGACTTATTAGGGGCGGAGGCGCTAAATGCCAAAACGACGAAAGAGTGAACCTTTATTCAAAACTGTTGAGTCGTTTTGTCGCCAATGTGGCTTTCGTCTTGAATTGAATTGTACCAGAGACATAGAAAGAAAAAGTAGATGTACGACATCCATAAGAACAGTCTGATATCAAGTGGCACTTACACTGACCTGGCAGGCCATACTGATTGCACGTATCCGTCCGCTGGTGAGCGTGAATTAGGTCTGGACGCGGAAACAGGGGCAGAACTAGCGGCTCTTAACGCAGTGCTGTCAGTTACGCTGGTCTGCGACTGCTGTGGCGTGCCGGTAAAAAAAAAGGCGGACCTGACAAGAATTAAGGGGTTTAATCGTTGTAAAGAATGCCGTGATAAGGAATAGAGCCCATGGACGGAAAAGACCTCCGCAGGCGCTTGAGACATTTGCTCAATACAGTTGAGGGCGATCCGTTCCTGGACACCCGATCCTCGTATGATTTCCTGTATGCGGCAGCCTGTCGATGGGTTATCGAGACGGAATGCCTGACCGCCGAGCAATCCATTACCACGGCTAAAAATCAGGCGGGCTATGCGCTCAGTGGCGATTTTCTGGCTCTGTATCTTGAGCAGGATGATGACTTTTTTCTTAAGTACTACGACGCGTCCGATTACACCTTCATACCCTTCAGACCTTATGAGGATGTGATCGTCGATAATAACACGACCTCCGCAACTCCTGCCAGCTTCACAATCTCAGACGATCAGACGCTTGACGATCTTATAAGCGATACCGCAGATAATGATGGTGGCAGTGCCGTGGGCAGTAAGGCTACGCTAACCATGGATACTGAGGTGTTTGCTGATGTAACACCCGGGGATATCATACATAATACCACTGATGGCTCTGACGGCGTGGTAGTCAAGGTGGCATCCACCAAAATACTGGAGGTTTGTTTGTTCGGCGGCACGGATAACGAGATAGACACCAGTGACGCCTTTATTATTCAGCCCAAGAAAAGAATGAAGCTGATACTCGATCCACCCCCGGATACGGATGGCCATACAGTAACGGTTTATTATTTGCAAAAACCGGCTCCCGTGTATTCAGATTATGATGTGTACAGCATTTCCTATGACTATGCAGATGCGTTCGCGAAATATGCAGCCTGGCTTTACAAGTACAGGGACCAGGTACCTGATTTTGGTGATGCGTTTTATCAACATTGGCGTATGCAGATTGACAACGCAAAACAAATGGCTTCCAAGGGGTTTGCGAAGGAACAACCCAGACTAATGGTAAAATTGAGGTAATATTGTGGCCGACCAGCGACAGCGACAGCCCCAACGCCTTGAGATTCCCTTCAACGGAAAGTGGCAAATCACGGATGACCCGTTGCTTCTTGACGAAAACTCGTTTTCCGACATCAAGAATATGCGGCCTACGGACAAGTCTATCAAGGGCGTGAACGGATATACGAAGGTCAATACTGCGCCATTCTATTCCAGCTACAACTACACTAGTTTTACGGAGGTAGACACAGATACACGGGTAGGTATAGCAGCACACACCATCACCGTTGCCGACCTTGATACGGACGAAGATGCCCAGGTTTATTATGACGAAGGGGCGGGGCACTTCGACGGCGATTTTGAGCATCAACTTCAGTTCAAGTGTACTGACCCGGGTGGTATCTGCGGATTATGGGCGCTGGCGAATGGTGTTGACGACCTGACGGGCCTTGCCGGAGCCGATACCGACCATCTTGCCCTCTATCTGAAAGACCTCTACGACTACACGGCTTTTACCGAGACCGATGTACCTGCTCGGGTCACGGCGGCAGAGAACACCATCACCGTGGCGAACCTTGATACTGACGAAGATGTCTACGTTCACAGGGATATGGGAGCCGGGAATGCCGATCTTGACGGGAGCTTTGAACATAAGTTGCAATTCAAATGTACTTCCTCGACAAATGGTATCTGCGGCCTGTGGGCTATATCAAATGATGATCCTGCGAATGGAAATGGATTGTACGGACTGGCAGATAATGATTTGGATCATCTTGCCTTGTTTAATGAATCAAATGATAGTTTTGATAAAGTCGCGGATCCCGGCACGCTGCCGGCCAGCTCTGGCAATGGTGCCGCCTTCAACCATGACGGCTCGCTGCTGGCGGTAGCGCACAGCACCAGTCCGTATGTCACGATCTACAACACGTCCGACTGGAGTAAGGTCGCGGATCCCGGCACGCTGCCGGCCAGCTCTGGCTATGGTGCCGCCTTCAACCATGACGGCTCGCTGCTGGCGGTAGCGCACAGCACCAGTCCGTATGTCACGATCTACAACACGTCCGACTGGAGTAAGGTCGCGGATCCCGGCACGCTGCCGACCGGCCTTAGCAATGGTGCCGCCTTCAACCATGACGGCTCGCTGCTGGCGGTAGCGCACGGCACCAGTCCGTATGTCACGATCTACAATGGTATTTATTCACACCTAACACTTAAAGAAACGAATGGGGCAACCGATACAATCGACTCGTACACTTCGTTATCTCAAAATACCGATTACTATCTTACCCTCAAACGAGACGAAGCAATAGGCACTTATGGCACCTTATACGCTTATATTTATTCGGATAGTGCAAGGACTACTCTGGTAGACACTCTCACCGTCACTCTCACTGAAAAGCAGGATTTTCGATATCTGTTCGGCATGATTTCTTATGACAGCGCTACGGGCAATAATGCCTGGTCTGGCACGATCTCAAATCTTGTACTTTCCACGGGACAATGGCTTGTGCTCAGGGAGACAAACGGGGCAGTAGATACAGAAGTCGAGTCGGCTCTGCTTTCTCTCAGCACCGATTATTACTTAACGATAGAGCGCGATGAGGCCGTTGGGGCCAATGGCACTTTATATGCCCGTATTTACTCAGACGAAGCACGGGCAACCCTTATCGAAACCCTGACCCTGTCTTTGACGGAAAAGCAGGATTTCCGATACATCTATGCTATGATTTCGTGGGATAGCGCTAGCGGTGGCAACTCCTGGTCCGGCACGATCTCAAACCTGACAGGGGCTATTCATGATAATATTTTAAGTGGCTACCATTTCAACAAAGACCAGCCCGCAGAGAGTCATGTTTTAATCCAGGCAGCAAACAGTGCGGGCACAACGGCCATTCTCGACAACAAGACCGCCATTCCCGACCAGGGCAACTTTGAAAGCAGCACGCTCTACACGGAACCCTCCGGCGCATCCAGGGGCCAGTTCGTAGCGGCTCCACAGGGTAATGTCGTCTACTGCAATGGCAAGGAATCCCTGATTTGGGGCGGGGACGAGTTGCGCTGTGCGGCTTTTATTCTGTCCACAGCGGCTATTACAAACACTGTCACGAACGCCAGGGATTTCACCGAGCAAATTCAGAACACACTGGACGACAGCGACGAAATCGCGGCCCTCGGCGGTAGCTATATGCGTGGTGTTATCGGTTCGACTAGGCCAGTGAAGGGCGTTAAAATCTATATCAAGACGGCTAACGATACGGCATCAAATATCCAGTTCAAGGAATGGACGGGCACGGCATGGTCCGATTTGACCGAGGCAGACAACACGGCAGCGGGGGACATATCCCTTGCCAAAACCGGCACAATCACGTGGGGCGATACCAAAGCCACATCGAAACCAAAGTACCTCGAGGGACGGATAGTCTATTTCTATCAATTCGTGCTGTCAGCCGGCAGTGCGGAAATCTCGCACATCACCGTAGACGCCTCGTTCCAAACGATCAAGAATATCTGGAGCGGCGACCCGAGCGTGGTTGCAGCCTGCAAGAAATACGATACCTCAGTTTATCATGACTACACGATCGAGGTAAACGATGCCATTACCACCACCATAGCAGATGTCAGCGGGCTGGTGGCCACCACTCATAAACTATTGCTTGGCTTTTTATCCCCGCAACAGGGCTTTGAGGTATTCGTGCCAGCAGGTAAAGGAAACGGCACGGCCTCCGTGCTTACGATAAAGTATAATGACGGCGATAGCTTTGAGGCGGTCAGCACTATGCATGACGGCACGGCAGAGGGCGGGGCTACGATTGCCGGTTCCGGAGTCATAAATTTTACCCCGCCTGCCCGTGGCACCGAGTTCCCGACGACTATCAGCAAGGAAGGGCCGTACTATTATTATGAATTCACGGTATCGGCAACACTCGATGCCGAGGCTCAGATCTACTATATCACCGGCATTCCGAATCCTCCGAAAATATCTGCCCATAAGTTCGCGGTCAGCTTTCAGACACGGACGCTGCTATGCAGTCCCGACGAATCCCCGGAAGCTGTTCTTGTAAGCGCGGAGAACGCACCGGACGTCTATAATGGCGATGATTCAACAACTCTGTACTTTGGCGAGGCAGAAAACCTTATATCCGGTATCGGTCTGTATAATCGGCATGGTTCCTCAATATACAACATGGCCGCCCTATGCAAGAACACCGAGACATGGATTTTAACTGGATTCTCGCCCGATACTTTTGAGAAAAATAAGATTTCCGGCATTATAGGCAATGCTGCTCCCCTGACTATGGATACATGCGAAGTCGGCTATCAGCTTGGCAAGGTGGGCAATCGCAATATTACTATCTGGCTTCCCTATGCCGGCCCCGTAGTTTTCGATGGCGGCGTGATTATGTCGATGGAAGGCATAGAGCCCTATTTTGATCCGAATGACAGTCGGTGCGTGAATTATTCCGCAATTGATAGCTCAATCGGCAAGGTTGACCCATTGCTCAAAGAGTACAATCTTCTCATTCCGTCCGGAGTTGGGCAGACAACCCCGAATGTATGGCTGGTCTGTGATCTAATAAGGATGAAATGGTTCAAGAAGGAGCCCCCGACATATCCGCAGTGCATATTCAGGGCGGAGGATACGAACGGGGCGCAATACGGGTTTATCGGCTTTAACGACGGCTATGTGCGGCATAACGAGAATGGCACCACATTTGACGGCACGGCCATAGATCAATCAGTCACGCTAAGGGATGTCCTGCCTACTAAGTCTATGTGGGATGTTACGCAGATAGATTTTCTGAAGTTGATGGTGAAGGCGAAGTTTAACGAGCTTTGTCCTAACGGTGACATGGAAATTGATGATAATTGGAATGATTATAACACCCCTACGACAAATGAAAGATCAAACGAACAAGCTCATGGTGGAACTTATAGTAGAAAGTTTGTTGCTGATGGAGTAGTTAAAGGTATTGAAAGTGATTCATTTACAACTATTACGGATGTTGAATATTCCTACGTGGTGTGGGTATATCCGGTCAGTACAACAGATGTTTATATTTTTGTACAAAAAGGAATTGGTGGTTATCAATATAACCATCTTAAACAACATACAGGACTTACCCAAAATACCTGGAACAGAATTGCTTTTTCTTGCATTGAGGCTGCCGGTGGGAGTTCAGCTACTATTGTTGTTACATCCAGCCAGGCAGGCACCTGGTATGTCGATGATGTTTCGGTTCTGGTACGTGACCTAGTCGCAATAGAGTATCGTGCAGACGGGGACGAATCCTGGACGTCATTGACCAGTGTGCCAATGTACGCCACGGGCAAGCGATACAGCAAGCATGTGCAGCGGGTAAATAAGCAGGGGGTGAGTCACGAACTGAAGCTGAGTTGCTCGACGAGTGATAAAGTGGATGGCTTTTCTCCAATCGCACTGGGTATATTGTACAGCATAATAAGGACGGATACGACTTTAGGATAGTAAAAGGACTTTATGAAGAGTAGCTGCGGATATTCCGAAAAACAGAATGGCCTTGTGTGGACTTGTCGAGGCGGCTGGTTAACGCCCAATACAGGCAAAGACGTGTCTTATATAGCCTCTCCGTGCCCTGTGTGTGGCAAGGATAAGATCAAGAAAGGTGTTAGGCGGCTATCCAGGGACAATGCGGATTCGCGGGCCATGGCAAACCATATAAACGCAAGACGCCGCCTGCAAATGCAGGCGACAGGGGCTGTTAGAAGATAGTGGAGAAATATCATGGCTTTATGGACTGAGTACTTTCGTGATATTGAAAGAAAGAAGCAGGCGGCAAGAGCGAGTGGCAGGCAAGTCCTTTCGGCTAGCGAATTAGCGGGGGCAGCGGCTCCAGTGGCGGCAACAACTATGGCCGAGGAAAGCGGCCTTGCGGCAGAGGAAGGCCGCAGATTAGAGCGCGAAGAGCTTGCGACAGGAGCCGAACGGTTCGCGGGCCGGCTAGGCCTGGCACGAACCGGTCTTGCCCTCGGTAAGGAACGAGTCGGCATAGAGGCAGAACGAGCCGGCATAGAGGCAGAGCTTGGCAGGGGGCGACTCGGGCTTGCGGAGAAAGAATACGAGCACATGAAAAGCATGGGGCCATGGGCAATAGGGCTGGGAGCGACAGAGCTAACCCTGGCCGGAATGGAGCGGGCGAAACAACAAAAGCGGGATGAAGCGTACTGGCGGCTCCTGCGCGAAAGGATGCCCTCCGACTTCGACTACGATTGGGACCCTGCTGCAACCGGGAATTATTAAAGAGGATATGTTATGCCAATTCAGGAAGAGACCGTAGCTGGTAGGCCAGGGGCCGTTGATGCAGGCATAGAAGGCGAGGCGGGCCTTTCCCCCCGGATACGAAGGTATTTAGGTCAACAGGAAGGCTACATGGGTCAATGGAAAGACTACAACGAAGAAGAGCGACAGGTACTTCAGAAATATCAGAGTGGGTTTTCAGCGGCCTTGCAAGCTCAGTCAGGAGTCATGGGTTCGTATAGCACTGAAATGTTGGGTCATTTGAATAAGTTTAAGAGGCAGTACAATAAATACGTCAAATATAAACAGAAATCAAGGCATCGCGATACGTGGGAATACAAAAAAGTAAGAAGTGACAAAAAAAAGTATAGAGCGGCTAGAAAAGAAACTGAAAGGGCTTTAGATAAAGCCGAGCGTTTGTATGCAAGCACTTCTTTCCAAAAGATAAAAGCGCAGCCGCCTGAGATGCAGGCCGCTCCCGGGGCACCCGGGGTACCCTCGATATTATTCGCAACTGGTTTAAGATCCGAATCAAGTCCGCAGATAAAGGCGACCACGGGAAGAGCGGGGAGGCCGCACAGCGAGTCCGGGCTTACTGACATATTAGAGGAACGACAGGCGTTTTATAAGGCTACGCAGCCAGTGCGTGCATTCCAAAACGAGGCAATACAGACACGCCTGGGAGCAATACAGACACGCCTGGGTTTAGCGGAACAACACGGGGAACTAGCCGGTAAACAGGAAGAAAGTTATCTTGCATTACAAGCGAAAGCCAGGAAAAATATTGATCGGGCAAGAGAATTTGACATGCACGAATCGCACGGCGGTGGATATCTTGGCTGGGAACTATAATTAAGAGAGGTTATCATGGCAGTCTATATGCCACCACGAAGATTGGGACAGCGAGACCTATACGGCAAAAAAAGAAATCTACCCGGGCGGGAGCGAGAAATGCGGACCTATCTTCAGGCGCAGGTCCCTGCCATGCGTGCTGCACAAAAGCGGAAAAGAGACCTGGAGTTGTATCAGGCGGAGCAGGAACAAATAGCTTCTCGGCACGCAGAAACAATGGCGCTTGATAAAGAAACAATGGCGCTTGATAAAACCCGTATAGAAGCTCAGAAACAAGCCCAGAAAGAATCGGCGGATATAGCAAGAGAGGGACTTAGAATACAAAAAAGAAGCCAGGAAGAGGCCGAGAAGCAGGCCGAATATGGCACCTGGCTTCAGGCGGCGGGACTGGCCCTTCAGGCTTATCAGAGTACCTGGGGGAAGAAAGATCCGTGGGATTATACAACAAACTATGGCTATGATGGCGGCTGGGATGACTGGGGCGGAGACGGCTGGGGCGGTGGTGCTAGCGACGGTGGTGGATACATATCATATAGTGGATCGTGGTAGGAGAAAATTATGAACTGGTATGGACCTATTCAACGCGGTGTTTCAGGTATAAGCGGCGTTCTTGAGCGTGGCGCAGAGCGAGAATCGCAGCACCTTACCCGTATGGGCGAGTTGGGGCTTGCGGGCCGGCGCCTCGGGATGGAGCAGAAACGCCTTGGCATGGCAGAGGAAACCCATGGGCTTGATGTGCGAGCCAAGGAGTTGGCAGTTGGAGAAGCTGAGAGGCTCAAGCTGAAGCGGGACGCCGAGAGGGCGCGTATGCAGGAACCTTCTCCTACGCTGGGCGACATTAACAAGCTATCCGAGGTTTTCGGTCCGCCCCCAGAGGGACAAGGAAACGAATATTGGATCCCGTTTGCCGAGAAAGCTATTCCAGGGGAAAAACATATCCGCGAGGATCCAGCCGATCCCGCTTCAAGGCTAGTCGGCTTCAAAGCTACCAAAGGCGAGGTGGGGGGCATAGCGAACCGTGTTTTGGGCCTCACTGCTCGGGGTGATCCGACAAGTCTTCCTGATAGATTGCGAAGCTATCGCGGACTTCAGGACAAGCTCGCTACTGAATTTGGTGCAACGAAAGACGGTAACAGAAAAGTAGATGCGCAATGGAAAGCTGCCGGAAGGGAAGCAGATCGCATAGAAGTCCTGATTAAGGCGCTGGTCGAGGGTCCCGCAGCGGGCCTGACAGCAATTAGTATGCTTTACGGGGAGGGAGCCTTAAAAGACAAAGATCGTCAGTTGGTTGATGCTTATAAAAAAGCGATAGTGGCGAAAAAGGCGGGAACGTTAAAGCTGTCCCCCAAGCAAGAAATACGCCAGGAGGGCCTTAAACGATACTACGAAACATATTCTGCCGGCATGGGGATGCTTACCCCAGACGCGCCTCCGATTGAACCATTTATCGCAGATTACGAACGACAAGTCATGGGCGGGGTAACGCAGGGCGGCCTAAAGGTAACTGGTGGACCACAGGTAAAACCGAGACGTCCGGGTGAAACTTTGGCGGAATACCTGAAACGGACAAAACCCAAAAAGCATAGGGTCCCATAGTGAATATTGACCAATTAAGACAGGCTGGCTTTTCAGATACAGAAATAAGGGATCATTATGGTCCTGAGTTAAGACAGGCTGGCTTTTCAGATGACGAAATCAATGCCCATTTTGGACAAGCGCAACCAAAAGCCCCGTCTTGGTGGAAAACGGTAAAGCGTCCTGCAATTGCAGGTTTGCGATCTGTCAATGTTGGCCTTGCTCGAACGGCGGAAGATGTTTGGAAACTGCATCGCAAGCCAGGCGTTTGGTTAGGTAAGGCATTAGGATTTGAGGATATAGAGCAGGAAGATCCTGTTTTAAAAGCTATCGAGGGTTATAAGGCTAATCAGGAAAAGCTACGAGCCAAGGCCGATATATCGGAGAGACTCGGAGAACTCCCTGCTTATCACCCAAAGCGCATTGTAGGAACTGGAGTGCAGGCTTTGCCACAGGTTGCAGCAATGGCGGGCGGCGGTATTATGGGAGGCCCCGGGGGAGCGGCCACAATGTTAGCCACGATTGCCTACGGTCCAGCAGCAGAAGAAGCAAAGGCCGAGGGGGCAAGCGAGGTTCAGCAAGTTTTGCATGGCATTACCTCGGCAGAGGTGGAAGTCTTAACCGAACTGCCTGTTTTTAGTGCTGTAGGAAAGCTTTGGAAATATCTGAAAAAATCTGGTGTTGGCGATAAGGCTGCAACGACTTTTACAAAAAGGCTGCTCAAAGGTATGGGGCTTTATGGTAAGGGCCTGGCTCTTGAGACCGGACAAGAAGTAGCCGCTTACCTTGGCGGGCAGGCATCGAAAAGGTTGCTGTACGACCCTAAAGCCAGGGTGAGTTTTAATGAAGCTGTAGGGGCTGGGTATGGTGGTTTATCAATGGCTCTTGTCACTGGCCTTATTGGTGCTCCTGGAGCGGCCATGCGACTTGCCCCAAAGCCTCGTGCTGAGACCCCGAGATCCCCCGTAGCCGACCAAGCCGCCCTCGACAACCTCCGCCAAGCTTCCCTTGAAGACCTGATTGCCATCCGTCAATCTCCCCAGAGCGCTCAGTTTGCCACAGAGCTTGATCAGGTTATTGCCGAAAAGCAAGCCACGGCGAAGCCCCCCGAGACCGTAGCCCAAAAACGTCAAGCAGAGATCAAGAAGCTATGGGCACAGGAAGAAGCCCGTGTCGAAGCTGAAGAGGGAGCCCCACGTCGACTAACAGCCGAGGAACGGCAAGCGGTTATCGTAAAGGCTTTTCCCGAGGTGGAGGTAAAAGAGGGAGCAGAGATTGATATAGAAAAATGGCGTGAAGATCTAGGTCGTCGCACAGCGGCTTTAGTGCGAATGAGAGGACCAGGACAAGCAGCGGGTCCGGGTATTGTGATAGGCGAAGAGGCTCCGTCTATGGCACCAGAACTTGTTACGCCTGCCGGGAGACCTGTTAGCCTTGAAAAGCGTGAGGAAGAAATACGTACCGCAGAAGCTAAGCCTGACTTTCTGGGGACTGCTGAGGATCGACTGTTATTGCAAGAATTGAAGAGGCCAGAAGGGTTAATAGAGCCAGCCCCGCCTGCTTTAACGCCTAAATTAAAGTTCCTTGAAGAAATCCTGATTGAAAAACCTACTGAAGTATTCCCCGAATCCATAGCCAAAGACTTGAATCTTATCTACAATGGTCCCCAGGAAATTGTGGGGGGTAAGACGGGACACCTGTTTACCGACCCTAAGACCAAAAGCACATTCACGGTAAGGTCTCTTGAAAAGGGAGAAGTTCAGGCAGGGCTTGAGAAAGTCCGTGAAAGATATGAGAAGATAAAGCCTACAAAACCCACCTTCACGCCCCCGGCTGCTGCCATACAAGGTCCCTTTGCAGCCAAAGGGAAGGAAGAACTTGGAGAGCTTGTAACAAAAGCACGACAAATAAAAGGAAAGGCACAAGAAACAGCGCAAAAGAAATTATCCAAATTATTCAAATCCGACCTTGAAATGATGGATATAGAAGAACTGGATTCGCTGTTTGCTGATATTACTATGGGTCCTGGCAATTTCCAGCGAACAATGAATTGGAAAAAGGCAGATTTTGTTGAAGCCATAGGACTGAAGAAAGAGCCCCTCGCCCTCACCTCCACCGAGCCCAAAAAGCCCAAGGCTGGGGTTATTGACCAAGCCAAAGCCTCTCGCCAAACTTTCCGCATAAGTGAGTCTACTAAGGTTACAAACACTCAGGGCAAGGCTGTCACTTTGCCCAAAGACGAGGAGTACACCGCCTACGATATGGGCGAGGGCAAGATCCGTCTTCAGGACGGCAAGCAGGTCACGGTGTACGAGGGGGAGCTGTCGAAGCTCAGGGGCCAGATGCTGAAGCCTGGTGAACAGCCTATGGCGGGGGGAACGATACATCGGGTTGACGAAATTCAACGGCGAGCCAAAAAAGTGTATGGTACAACCCATGATCCTTTAGAAGCTGGCTACATACTCAGCGATGGCTCAATGCTGGATTTTAGTGGCAGGCATTATGCAAGTGGATATAAAAATAAAAAACCATTAGTTGGACAGCCAGACTATTTAAAAGGACAACGCGCAGTAGATCATAGAGAACTTGAGATTGAGGAGATATTCGGGCCGATAAAAGAAGCTATGTCTGGTGGCAAAGCTATGATTCGTTTTGAGACAGAAAGCAATGCTATCAGATTTTCAGCTACCAATAACGGTGAGTACTTAAATGTTTCTTTCATTGAAACGCAGAATATTACTAAGGCACAATGGGAAAGACTTGCGCAAACCCAAAGAATCACTGGGGGAACGTTTGAATATGATATTTTTGATGCAAAAGATAACAAGATTTTTAGTGGTGAAACAAAAAGGATCGCTCATCTCAAAAGAGATGTTAAAGAATTCCAAATTCTTGACCAAGCCAAAACCCGCATCAAGGATGCCCTCAAAGACCAGCGCGGCTCTTTCTCTATGAAACAAAAGGAAGGCCCCGCCATCTATAAAGACCTCTTGACGGTCGGTACGCATATCCTCCGTCAGGGCCATACTAAGTTCTCGCAGTTTTCCAAGCAGTTGAAGGCCACAATGGGTGATACGTGGGCTAAAGTAAAGAATGCAGTAATAGGGCTTTTCCGGGATGCTACTAAGATTTTGAAAAGCGAGCGGGGGGCTGTGACGATAACAGGGAGGGGACCCGAGATCCCCTACGGCACAAAACCATTATCTCCGAGTGCCCAGAAGCTTCTTGATGAGCTTGAAGCCTTGAAAACCGATAGACCAGCTCCAGTACATAAAATGGAAACTCCTACAGGCAAAGTTGGAACAATCTATAACAGCGTGGCGGCCAATTGGCGCACACGGACAGTTGATCGATTATATCCATTAATGCAAAAACTTGATCGAGGTCTTGATATTACAGATCCGGACGCACAAGCCTATATTCAGGGTCGGATGGATGCCAGCGCTCCCACGGTTATGGCTACGTTTTTTCAACACGGCAAATTGAAATGGCTACAGAATGCACCGTTTGTCGGGACAAAAGATAAGGGCTTTTTGCCATTAGTTGAGAAGCATGGAACGAATCGGAAAGCGGTTGATTCATATGATGCTGAAATACAGGGACTTCTTAAGAATAAGATTGGGTATAAGCCCAAAAATATCAGGGACATTGACAGATATCTTTTTTGGAAGGTAGCCAGCCGAGCCGAAAAACTTACAAAGGAGGGCAGAGAACATCTCTTTACGAAAGCTGATATTGGTTTGCTTAAAAAAATAGCTGATAAGGATTGGACAGGAACCGCCCTTGATAAACAATACGTTGATTTCAACAAAAACATTTTGGATTTTGCACAAGAAATAGGAATCATTGACCCTGCTATGCGTAATGTGTGGGAACATGATGAATATATTCCATTCTATCGGATATTGGAAGACGAACTTTTAGGTGAAGAGTTTCTGCGGGCTCCTTTCAAGACCCGAAAATTCATAGATTCGCAAATCAGAAAGCTTACCGGAGGCGAGCAGAAGCTAGGAGATCCGTTTGAGAATATTTTGCGCAATTGGTCACACCTGATTACTGAATCTATTCGCAATCGATCAAGAACCACGTCATACAAATACATGCAAAAATTGGGTTATGCCGAACCGTCTAAACCACCAAAATATATAGGGAAACCAGAAAAAGAAGCCATATTGTCTTACATGGTAAAAGGGAAGCGCAAATATTTTAAGGTCAAGGATCTTGAGCTTTTCAATGCTTTGAGTGGGGTAAATATCCAGAAATTTGATGGTATCCTTATGAAGATGTTTGGGCGATCAAAACGCTGGCTTACATATGGAGCTACTTTCGGGCCCGCTTTTCGAGTAGCAAATATGATGAGAGATACATTACAAACAGCCATGGTGAACAAATCGTTTCTGCCTGTTTGGGATTCTCTTAAGGGAGCCTATAAAGCATACACAGAGCACCCAGACTATGTGGCCATGATGTCTGGTGGTGGTGGTTTTTCTTTGGGATATGTCAGAGGTGATGATCCCAGGGCCATGGGAAGACATATTAGAAAAGTTGTAAGAAAAGCCTATAAAAAGGGCAATACTTTGTCCCCTTTGAACTTGCTGGAATGGTGGGAAAAAGTAGGCAGCGCCTCGGAAAATGCCGCAAGGGTTCAGCTTTACGCAAATCTAAGAAAGAAAGGTGAAACTCATCTTGTCGCAGGATTCAAAGCACGAGACATACTTGACTTTAGTCTTTCAGGCGATTCTCAAGTTGTCCAGACTATGATCCGAACAATGCCTTTCCTTGGAGCCAGGATGCAGGGTCTATATAAGATGGGCAGGGCTTACGGCGAGAACAAAAGTGCGTTCCTTCTAAAAGGCGCCATCTTGGCTGGGCTCAGCCTTGCTTGGTGGGCAGGCGTAAAAGACGATGAGAGGTATAAGGAGCTCGAGGATTGGGAGAAATGGACATACCGGCATTTCTGGATCGGGGATACACACTTCAGGCTTCCCCGAGCTTTTGAGGTTGATGCCATATTCAGTTCATCGGTTGAGACAATAGCTGATGTTTTATCAGGAAACGAAGAAGGCAAGCATATCATGAATTTTATAGGACAAACCATGAGAGACACCTTTGCCCTTGATGTTCCTCAGTTAGTCAAGCCTTTGTACGAGCAGGCGAAAAACGAAATAGGGTTTACCGGGAGGCCGATTATATCCGAATCAATGAAGCGTGTTAAGCCAGGGGAGCAGGCCCAACCATGGACAAGTGAATCCCTCAGAGTTCTTGGTGAAAAACTCCATGTTTCGCCAATGCGGGCAGAGGCTCTTGTGCGGGGCTATTTGGCTACCCTGGGCATGTTTATTCTTGGTGGCACGGATATTATAACACAGTGGGCATTTGATTTTCCGGTGCCGCCTAAGGGTCGCGTTGATGATTATCCACTGGTTGGTCGATTTGTGCGGGCAGCTCCCGCAAGGCATACAAAATATATAACCAGGTTTTATGAAATGGCTAAGGAGATGGACACTCTTGTTGGCACCATTAATCACTATAAAAGAACAGGAGACAGAGAAAAAGCTGTTGAGTTGGTAAGTGCAAACAGAAGCACCCTAAGATATAAGCGTGGCGTGAATAAAATCAGAAAAAATATAAGTTTATTTAATGGTAGCATTAAACAGATTCATTACCGTACAGACTTAACGGCTAAAGAAAAGAAAGAAAAAATCAATAAACTGATAGACCGAAAAAATGAGATGGTTAAGAAAGCATATCACATTATGACCCGCCCCACAGCCAAGCAGCGTAAGGAGGATTGAGATGGCACTAACAGAGATTCAACTACCAATTAAAGACAATTTTTACGCAAAGTTACAAGATGCAGCTAACAAGCTGGATAAAATGATGGACGAATATCGCCGCATCCAGGAGTTTATCTCACGCATGGATACGGCCGACCTAGATGCAATGGGAGTTGCAATAGGCCAAGTTCGCACTGATTTGATGGCATTTAAGGACGCTATCGGTCAAATACTTTCTTTGTGGGACGGAAATGCCGTGGCGCAACCCGCTATTGCGCCCTCTGAGGCTATAGATCGTATCCGCTGGATTTATTAGGAGGCAATCATGGCAAGAACCGCAGGCAGTAAATATCAGCATGACTGGAATGATGATTCCTGGACAACCGGCGCTCCAACAACTCCCGCTGAAACGTTAAGCGGCACAACCGAGTCTGTAACCGGCGCGATCGATGCCAGGACGTATTGGGGATTGCAGATAACCGCCGACATTGACTATGACGTCGGCCCTACGGACAGTGTCACGATAAATATTCGTGGTAGTGTGGATGGTACTAATTTTGACGATACACCCATAGCAGACCCGGAGCAGTTGACTATTATGATCTGGAACCCCCCGGCGTATGTGCAGGTCGGCTTTGTCCAGAGTGGAAGTACCGACTCGCATGACATCAGCACTGTTTATTACATAGGGTTCAATTAATGGCCTTCATTTTCAAAGTCCAGACGGTTGGCACAGACGACACGTTCACGCTTCCGCTAATTAGCGGTGGCACATACGATTGTGTTGTTGATTGGGGTGATGGCGGGCCAACCAGTGCTATTACTACCTATGATGACCCGGACAGAATTCATACGTATACTACTGAAGATCTCTATACGATTTCTGTAACTGGCACCTTGTACGGCTGGCAATTCAACAATGCCGGCGACTGCGCCATGATGCGTGATGTCACTGACTGGGGTGCCGGTGTGTTCCGCCCAGATAACTTCCCAATGGGGGCTACAACCGGGCATTTCTACGGTTGCGCCAACATGACCTCCTCGGCGGGGAACGCCCCCGATATTACCGGAACGATATCATTACAAGATAGTTTCAGAAATTGCTTATCGTTAGTTAGTCTGGACCTGGCGGGTTGGGACGTTTCCGGCGTGACGAATTTTTCCACCTGCTGGCATAGCTGTTCGTCGCTTACGACCCTGGGTGACCTCAGCAACTGGGACGTTTCCGGCGTGACGACTTTTTCCACCTGCTGGCATAGCTGTTCGTCGCTTACGACCCTGGGTGACCTCAGCAACTGGGACGTTTCCAGCGTGACGACTTTTTCCACCTGCTGGCATGGCTGTTCGTCGCTTACGACCCTGGGTGACCTCAGCAACTGGGACGTTTCCAGCGTGACGACTTTTTCCTCCTGCTGGTATGACTGCCCTGCACTTTCCAATGAAATCTACAGCAAGATGCTGGTTGCCTGGAGCAGGCTATCGTTACAAGCGGGCACAGACGCACATTTTGGGACTGCAAAATATCTCAAAGGGGCAAGTACGGACGCTCGCGCTCTTATTGACGCCGTGTGGGGAACGATTACTGACGGGGGTCAGCACTATGCCAAATATCCTTCACAGCCCGATTACATAAAGTCCATCATTGTTCCAAGGAATATAAATTGGAGAAAAAAATATATCCCTGATATGTGGGGGTGGGCGTATGTGGAGGCAGTTCGACACAGGGGGTTTATTAGGAGAAGGCGTAGGTAGTGGACGATCTTGCGACTAAAATAGGCATACCGGGAGGGGCGGGTATCCTTGGCATGGTTTTGGGGTGGTTCGGTTTAAAGGCAAGGATTAATCAAATTGAGGAGCGAGTGGGTAA